CCATAATTTAATCCCTCTTTTGCGTTGTATTCATATCCAAAAGCGTAAAACAATGGTGAATTAGCCATCATTACAATTTTGCGTTTTGCTTCTAAAGAACTGCCCCTGCGCTTTAATAACAAAGCCAAACAAGCTCTGTTTTTAAATAATTGCTTGCCAGAATAAGACCTCATAAATTCTATTTTGAAAGCAGATTTGTCTAGCATTAGAACCCCCATGCAAACATTGAGCCAAATAATACGCCCAGCAGTATTACGCCAATCCAATCAAGTAATGTAATTTTCATAAATCCCCCTAAATAAAAGTGACAGGTCAAGGTCATGTTAAATTCTGCGCACACGGCTCATTTGAACTGTATCAATGACCTGTCGTAAAGTTAATAATTATTTAAAATAATACGAACTTCTGTTTCATTTTTTGCTTCATAGTCACGGCAAACTGGAAACTCATCGCCATTTGACAATACAGCGATCCAAGCACCACCAACAGTAGCTTTGATGCGTGGGTTGTAACGTGCTTCTTGTTTGTAAATTTCTGTAACTTGCATTTTTAATCCCCCGACTAAGTTAACTCGTTATTGAGTGATACCAGTTTATGAGCGTTTTTGCAAAAAATAATTGACCTAGATCAAGAAAACTAAAAATATTTTAAGTGTTGTATTTTTACAACAGGGTGGGGCTGACTCCTCACGGAAGGATGTAATGGTCGGGGGAAACCAAGCCAGCCCCATAAAATTCTATAGACCCGATTTTAACTGATAAAAACGCAAAAGGTGGAAAAAGCACTTCAAACCCTTTTGTAAGTCTGCTTCTTCTATTTCGCACAGCTTTACTTCGTTAGTTAGGCCATTGACAAACATAATCCCACATCTAGCACCCTCTAAGCCTAGCAACTCACGGTAAGCTGCCATCTGCATGATATGATCATCGTATGGAACGACCTTTTCCAAGGGGGTTTCTTTTGTCTTAAAATCTACAACCACGCCTGGTATGCCCTTAACTTTATCTGCTTTGGCGTGTAAATCCACTTTGCCACCAAACTTTAGTTCTGTATGGCTAGCACTTTGCTCTGGAATCCATAATCTAGCCCCATACGCAGCTTGTAGGGCGTTTTCTATGTTACGGCAATAGGTAGGGATTGATTCAAGCAAAATACCGTCAAAGAAGCTCTCTATGATGGCGTGAATGGCACTACCACGTTCTGCTGCTTGCTTGCCTTGGGCTTTACTGTCGCTTAATACTCGACTAAGCCACTCGGATTCTTCTTCGCCTTCTAAGCGAGGTAATGTAAGCGCAGCGAGGATGGCCTGTTCTTGTTTCCATCGGTCAAGACCTGGCTTTGCTGCGACTCCCAAGATTGTTGTAACTGATGGCAATAAACCGAGTTTTTTAGCATCTCGTAAGGTTGTGTTCCTTTGTTTGCCATTCGCACCGATGATTTCGTAGGCTGGATTGCCCATTTCGTCATACCAATGCCCACTTTCACTTGTCTGATCCTTTATTAGCACTTTTTCTTCCCCTTTTTGGTTTTACTTCATCCGTGGTTATATCGTAAACAATCTCTACTGCTGGTGGCACAATTTCTACTTCATATTGCGCTGGGATTTCTTGACCACACCAATCCGATGGCATTTTATTAACAACCACAGGATTGAGCTTACAAGCTCCCATCATATCATTTTGGTTAAATACAAAAAACTTACAAGATTTGCAAGTCATTAGATGCCTTTAGAGTAATTGGTAATTCTCATGCTGTCCTCTTGGAACACGCATAAGTCTGATGCAACTAGCAGAACCGCTTTAATGACTGCTGCTAAATCTTCTGGTGTAAAGCTAATGAGTTGTTGTTCTTCGTCAACTCCAACCCCTTGCCATACTTTTTCCGTGTATTTAGTTTCAATAATGTCTTTAATTAAGTTCTGCATAATGTTCTCCTTTAGAACGGAACGTCATCTACAAATGGGTCTTTCTTGGGTAACTCGTCAGACCCTGCTTCTTTAAATCCTTGTGGGATTTTTTCTTTGCCGATTGAAATACTGAAAAACTTGCCCTTTTTGCCTTCTTTAACCCAACCCGAAAGCCAATGCTCTTTACCATTAACCATAATTGTCCCTGTGTAATCAGGATGGTTATCAGTCGTTTTACGGTCATTTTTAAATAAACTCCCTGAGCCTTCTTTTGGTGTATATGCCATTTTCTTTCCTTTATAAAATATCTTTGGCTATTGACTTCATTGCACTACTAGACTTGCTTTGCACGGCAGCATTTGCATCGTCATCGGCTTGAACTACACCGACAACTGCTGCAAGCGCATATCTACGCATATACGTCAGCGCAGAACCAGAGCCTTGTGCATCAGGCTTAGATACAGGTAAAGACATTTCTTGACCAATCCACTCACCAGAGCTGTGAGCTAGGATCGTGGTCATTGACATTGTGCCGTCAATATATTCGCCAGGAAACTGCATAACTGATAAGCCGTTTGCAGCCAAAAGATCACGACAAGCATCCCACACAGACTCCAAATCAGCATACTTAGACTTGAAGAACGGATTTGCTGAATCTTTTTTTGCATGGCTCAATTTCCCCTGAACGATTGACAAAGCTGTTGCTAATTTAGCGATTGATTCTGATTGATTCACTTATTCCCCCAATTCAATAATTTCATTGTATTTTTTTTCAAGCTCGTATAAAGCATCTCGCAAAATATCAGCTTTTAAAATCCAACTCTGTGATTCAAAATCTTCTGTATATTTAATTTTGGTTTCATCACGGTCTAGCCAGCGCACACTAAAAGCATTGATCATTTTGCACTCCTAAATACAACTGCAAAGTCATCAAACAATGGTGCTAATACAGAGCGTTTGTTGCGTGGCTTACCACAGGCATGACGAATGATGTCAATTTGATCTTGTGTAGGCCATCCACACTCCATTGCATCTAATGCTTCTTCAAGTTGTTCTTCATGCTCTAACATCAGTTGGTGTAATTCACCCATTTCGTTCCCCCGAAAAATATAGCGAAATTGCTACACTATTGATTGTAAGCATATTTACATAGGTGTCAACAACTATTTGCAAATTAACAACATAAGGTGTAAGATTGCTTACATGAAGCTAAAACTATCAGATTCAGCAATAATTGATTTGCTGGGGGGATCAACAAAAGTCGCTAAACTTGCAGGGGTTACGCCTAATGCTGTATCAATGTGGCGTAAAAACAACATTCCTTATGAAAAGTTTGTAATATTGGCTGCCACGCTTGAGCGTGAGTCAAAAGGATTAATAACACGCAAGGACATATTCCCACAGTCCTGGCACTTAATATGGCCTGAAATACAATGAGAATAGTCTGTTGGTTTAGTTGCGGAGCTGCTAGTGCAGTTGCCACAAAAATAGCGATTGCTGAAAATGCTGGCAAATATCCTTTGGTTATAGCCTATACAGAAGTAAAAGAAGAACATTCTGATAACAAGCGATTTCTGGCTGATTGCGAAGAATGGTTTGGGCAAAAGATAGAAATACTTGGCAATGACAAGTATGAACGGTCAATTTACAAAGTATTTGAAAAAAACTTTATTCGCACCCCAAAAGGCGCACCATGCACAAGAGAGCTAAAAAAGCGCATTAGACAGCGTTTTGAGCAGGTTACAGACCGTCAAGTGTTTGGATATACAGCAGAGGAACAAGCTCGCTTAGATCGCTTTATAGATGCCAACAATGATGTGGATATATGGACACCATTGATTGACAAAGGGTTGGGTAAAGAAGATTGTTTAGCTATGCTTAAAAACGCCAATATTGAGTTACCAGCTATGTATAAACTTGGTTATCACAATAATAATTGCATAGGTTGCGTAAAAGGTGGCATGGGTTATTGGAATAAAATCAAAGTTGACTTTCCAGAGCATTTTGATCGCATGGCAAAATTAGAGCGTTTTAAGAAGCAAACCGTGTTTAAGGATAGGTATCTTGACGAATTGAAACCTACAGATGGAAATTACCCTCAAGAACCTAACATTGAATGTAGTATCTTTTGTTATATTGCAGAACAAGATTTAAAGTATTAAAATCTATGGACAGGCTAGGGTCATTCCCGAAAAGTCGATTCGTTACCGACCTGCCAAGTCCACCTTTGTAACGGCTTTAAACGAAAGCGCATTATGAATTTTTACCCATTCCATATTGGGGACTATGCTTCCCATACGAGGCATTTAAGCATTATTGAAGATATAGCTTATCGCAGGCTTATTGATGCTTATTATCTTGCTGAAAAGCCTTTAAATGGCGAACCTGACTTAATTGCTAGAAGCATTGGTATGCGTGAATATGAAGAAGAAGTTGAATATGTTTTGACTTTGTTTTTTGATTGCACACCAGATGGGTATATAAATAAGCGAGCAGACGAAGAAATAGCCAAATATCGTGCTAAAGCTGATTCTGCCAGAAATGCAAACAGAATCAAATCAGAAAAGATATTAGCTCTGAAATCAGAACCGAATCACAACGTAACCAAGAACCAAGAACCATTAACCAATAACCATAGTGTTGAAGTCGCTAAAGCTCCCAAGGCTAAAAGATTAAATGTTGAACAGTTGCCTGAAGAATGGCAAGTGTTCTGCAAGACAGAACGCCCTGATTTAAATCCACAAGCCATTTGGAATCAATTTAGAGATTATTGGATAGCTCAAGGTGGGCAAAAAGGTGCAAAATTAGATTGGTTTGCGACCTGGCGTAATTGGGTAAGAAACCAAAAAAGTGTAGTAAATTACACAACCGATAAACCAGTTCAAAAGTGGGATGCAAGCTTGGCTGGTGTAATGGCCAAAGGAAAAGAACTTGGAATCTTACCAATACAAGGCGAAACAGAAGGACAATACAGAGAGCGAGTCAAATCAGGATACGCATAGGCATAGATGCGCTATTCGCTATTTGTGTCATCTGCGCCACAAAAAAGGATTAAGTTGGTTTAGAAACTACATTAGCGATAAAAACTTTAGTAAAGTGGTATTAGACGATTTTTTTGAGCAATACAAACATGGAAACAAGGGGGAATGGGGAACATGGATAGAATCATCATCGCAGCAACAGGGATTGGGTATTTAATTGTAGGAATAGAGCAGTTAAGAAAACAATCTATACCTAATGCTTTTATTTGGTTTGGGTATAGCTTTGCTCAAATTGGCTTATGGATGGCTTTGAAATAATGGGGGAATTAAATGAGTTGGCTCTTTTCGCAGGTGCTGGTGGGGGAATACTTGGGGGACATTTGCTTGGATGGCGAACAGTCTGTGCAGTCGAATGGGAAGCATACCCAGCAAGCGTATTGTGCGCCAGACAAAATGACGGACTTCTCCCGCCTTTCCCGATTTGGGATGACGTTCAAACCTTTGACGGAAAACCTTGGAGAGGAATTGTTGATGTCATATCTGGGGGATTTCCATGTCAAGACATCAGCGCAGCAGGAAAAGGAGATGGGCTTGACGGAGAACGGTCAGGAATGTGGAAAGAGATGGCAAGGATTATTGGCGAGGTTCGACCCAAATACACATTCATTGAGAACAGTCCAATGCTCACTTTTAGAGGACTTGAACGAGTCCTTGCAGATTTGGCCTCGATGGGGTTCGATGCGGAATGGGGAGTGCTTTCAGCAGCCGATGTTGGAGCAAATCACAGAAGGGAAAGAATATGGATTGTCGGAAAAAATACCGAACAACGTAGATTTTTTTCACACGCCATGCACAACAGGGATAGATGGTGGCAGCAACAGTCGCAAAGCATTGAAGAAAAGAATATTTCCAACGCCCAATGCGGAAGATTGGAAAAACAGGGGGAACATGAGCAATCCATCAATACAACGAAGGTTGGAGATTGGCAAACAAATTACCCTCAGTATGGTAGTTCACCCGACTTCTGGAAATTTGAACCCAACGTGGGTAGAGTGGTTGATGGGCTGGCCGATAGGGTGGACAGACTTAAAGCCCTTGGAAACGGACAAGTGCCACTTTGTGCAGCTACAGCCTGGAGATTGTTAAATGAAAGAATTTAATCCACATGATTCGATTGAGTTTATCTATCAAAAAGCTCCTGACTATGCGAAAGCTAAGGGTGAATTGGCGCAACTCGAAGCCTTTAAACACTCTTTGCGCTCAATCAAGATGGCGCAAGCGGATGGGGCATCCATTGCAGCTAAAGAAATGGAAGCATACCGTAGCCCTGAATACCAAGAGCTATGTAAGGCTATAGGCACAGCCACAGAGCAAGCAGAAAAGTTAAAATGGCAACTTGAAGCAGCAAAAATGCGTTTTGAAGCTTGGCGCACAGAACAAGCTAACAACAGACAAATAGAGAAAATGACAACATGACAGATTACGCTGATAACTTATTAAAAATTAATAGACTTACAAAACATTTTCTTAATGCCGTATTGAAACAGCGTAAGACAGAAGCGTATTTAATCGCTTGTGAAATCACAGAAACAGCTCAAGAGCTTGAAGATTGGGCGAGTAAGCATAGTGTCCACTAAAAGTGAAAAGAACGCTCTCCGTAAGATTGCAGAACTCGGATGTATTTTATGTTCCGAAGTCCTTGGGTTTGAAGGCACTCCGTCAGAACTCCATCACATACGCAGGTATGGAAACAAGCGGTCTGCATCCCCTGTCATCCCATTATGCCCAGAACACCATCGGGGAAATAGTGGCGTTCACGGATTGGGTCACAAAGGTTTTAGCAATAAATGGGGCGTTACCGAGGCGTGGTTATTGGAACGAGTCAATCAGAAACTTGGAAAAGGAAATGGCGAATGACAACATTCACTACGGAAGACCGATTGGCAGCTAAAGCTCAAGAGGATCAAAACCTAATTCAAACGAGATACGGTGCGCTCTATTACGAAACTCCTTATCGTGGTGAGTCCACTTGTTTGTCTTGTGACGGCTCATGTGGATACATTCATGGCACAAAACACGCATCACAGTATCAAGATGACCACAACGAGCAGCTGAAATAGTAATGGTATGCTCGTATTCCTCGCCTGTATCGTATAGATAAGTTCCCATAGTTTGTGGGTCTTTATCTACTACAAACTTGATTTCGTCAGGCAAAGGCATATCCCAGCGATCAAAAGGCTTCATGCAATAGATTGCTGAATACAGATTACGGATTATTGCTGGTGTTAGTTTCATACGCTAAATTTGTTGCTTTTAAGTAAATTATCTTTAGCTGGTATTACTCTTAAATTTTCGTATACATGAAATCCACACACCAATTTGCTTTTAATTGGAATTATGTGGTCTACATGGTATTTTTCGCCTGTTTCCCTAGTTAGCATGGCTGCCAAAGAATAAAGTGCTTCAATTCGTGTGTAATTGACCCAAGACGGAGTTGCTTGTA